CTTCTATATTAGCTGAACCATCAATACGAGTTATAAGAGCAATATCATTAATAAATAAAATTACATCAGTATTATTTTTAAGATAATCTTGAAGTACATCCATACGAGCTTCAAAATCTCCTCTAAACTTTGTACCGCCAATAAGGGTTTTAAGTTTTAGTTCTAATATTCTTTTATCATGTAAATGATTTGGGGTAAGTTTTTTAGTTATTCTTCTTGCAAGTTCATATACTACTGACTTCTTACCTACACCTGGTTCACCGCTAATTATAAGATTAGTATTATGCTTCTTTCCTAAAACAAGATAAATTTTATCAAATTCAGCATCCCGGGAAAATGTACTTTGTAATTCATCTCTTGCAGCTTGATATGTTAAATCAATAAAGTACGGTTCTAAACTCTCTGGTATGTTTGACTTCACTACTCTACTAGTAGTGTTTATAGGTCCTAATTCCTTTTGTATAGCGTTCTTTACATTATCAAAATTTAACCCGTATTCCATTAGAATAGATGTAGCTACTCCATCATTCTCATATAATAAAGATAAAAATAAATGTATTACATCTACAGTATTTTTTTCTAATTTCTCTGCTAACCCTTTTGCAAAATCTATTATACGTAAAACTCGAGGCGTAAACGCTGGTCCAGAGTCAGATTTAAAAAGTTTATTAGTCTCTTCTATATTTAAAATACTAATAACAATATCTTTTAAATGTATTATATCTACTTCTAACCGATTAAACGTTTGATCTAAAAACTTGTCGTCACTTTCAATTAACCCTAAAAGTAAATGTTCCGTACCCGCATATCTACTTTTAAATTGCTCGGCATAAGATTTAGATGCAGCGAGCGCCGATTGAGCTGTGGAACTAAATTTCATTAAAAATACTTATGTAATATATTAGTGAACGCAATTATAGAATAGTTCCTTGTCGACCACTAAAGGTACCAGTACTATTAGTAGTTAACACTTGATATTCAGTGCTTATTATCTTCCCGGCGACGCCCCCGGTTCTTATCACTAAACCAGTGTCTGATACTCCAGAAACATCTCCAAGAGTAAATGCAGTAGATGAATCACTTACTCCTGCTTCTCCTATATACCCTCCTACCGTACCAGCCATAGGAGGATACGTAGCTAATGCAACCTGGTCGCCGCCTGCTCCCCACGCTTGAGTTGGATTGTTAACATGAGCATTAGTAACAAGAAAACCACCGGCTGTGCCACCAGCAATGACTGTACCCGCTGAACCATCTCCTACAATAGCATACCCATACGGGGAATATCCATAACTCGGACTGGACGCGAGTTGAGTATACACATATACACCATCTACTTCTGTTCTATGGACACTTGCAAGACCACCCGGTCCACAATTCTCTGTATGAATTCCAGCGCCACCGCCACCGCCAGCACCAGCAGATAAAGAAGATACATTATCCATACTTGTAGCACTAACGCCTAACAACCCGCCGCTGCCTCCACCAGCGCCGCCATAAATTGCTCCACTATTAGTAATATTAAATTGTTTAAAAGCTGTATCAAAATTACCAATAGCAGGCCCTCCTTCAAAGCTCCCTGCCTCACTAGCACTTAAATCACCAGCGTTAACGCCAGTTGTTCTAGAGAAATCAGCTCCAGATAACCACACTGCGCCATGACCGCCTTGGCCGCCCTTTCCAACCAACGCACTATCAGATTCAATAATAAAATCAATTGCATTATTTGTATATAAAACACTATCCGCTGGAGCATCAAACTGCAAAGCACCAGAAAGCGCTGATACAGAAAATACTGATAATGGCTCATTTACGGTAAATGATGCACTAACTGGGTTAGTTGCTGAAACTGCTGAAAAAGCAACATTATTAAGTTCAGCTGTACTTGCTGATAATGCCTCCCATACATTAACACAACTTAACATATTAGTTGTACCAGTATCATATGAAGCAGATATAGAAGATAAAAATAAATTTATCGTCTGAAGTTCCTCATTAAACCGAGCTATACCATAATTTTGAGATCCTATTCCAGATGAAGAATTAGGATTACTTATTTGTATTTGTATAGCTTGCTCAGCATTTGAACCAGTGGGCGAAGGTAATACACTTAGATCAAAAACTAAAGAAGAAATACCAGGAGTGAAATGTAAAGTACTATTATCACTTATTTGACTAGCTGACGCTTGCATAGTATTAGAAGTATCAGGACTGTTACCGAAATCACCTTCTGCTCCATATGTATATGCATAGGTGTTTGACTCAGGTGCATATGGTGTAAACTCATCCCATAATATATTTGAAAAAGGTCGTACTGAAATATTACAAATACTATCTTCAGTATACTTTCCACTAGAATCAGACCTTGTTATACCAATACGAGCCGCTGCCCCTTCATATGCAGACCAACTAGTACCTGATAGCTCTATAGTATATAATGCACCAATTGGCGTAAGAGTACCAACATATGTTTGTTTATCAGGATCAACTATACAATTAGATCGCTGTTGTATTATAAACTTAAATACTCTATTACTACCTGTAAAAAATTTACCTGTATTTATTGATACAAGAGGTTTTGATATTTCATTTTTACTAAACGTAGCATATTTTTCAGGTATATTTGCGATATACGGATTAAATGCTGATTGAATTGCATCTTCCGCAGACATATAATAGTAAAAAGTACATGTATTGTTTACATTAATATTATTCTCTCGTTTAACACCTATGTTAATAACAGATCCACCGTTAAAGGTTTCACTCATTTGTCCTGTTAAAGATAAAACATTAGTTGCACTTTCATGGCGTCCTGGGAGACGAGCTGGTACATCACTAGGTGGATTAAGATTTAAGCTCTCCTCTTTGATTAAATTAAATAAATCTTGTTGTTGATTATATAATAATTCTAAAGGTCTATTTATTACATCGGTTAATAACGGCTCATTTACTCCAATATAAAAATTATTATCTATAGTAAAAGTAGAGGGTAACTCAAATACCTTATGATTTATAGTACACAATGTTGGCATAAGAAATGTACCGTCAATATTATTATAATAACTATAAACCTTTTTATTTAAATTCTCAAATAATGAAAAATGATTATAAATTAACTTTTTAGTAGTTTTATTAAAATTTATATTACTTACAGTCTCTTGTGGTAATATTAATATATTAGACAAACTAAAATAATTAGTATAAAAACTATCATGATATAATTTTGTCGGTATATCTTTATCACCAAAAACATAAGTTACAGTCGGAGATATTAAAATATTACTAGTATCTACAGCTGAAAACGGTGTTGTTGTTACTGATAAATAATCTACATCATTGTGTAATGTACTATCAAAAGATAGAATTTTATTTGCACTTGGATTCTCAGTTGTAGTTTCAGTCGATCCTAAAATAAAATTTGCTTTAGAAAAATCAAATGTAGTAATTGGTAAATTTAAATTGGTTTTATAAAATTTAAAAATGTTTCTATTAGTAGAAATATATAAAATATTCTTCGATGACTTACTATTAATTATTTTATTAAAACTTTTATCTTCATTAAATCCTGAGATAGCTTGCAATCTAGTATCATATATATTAAACGGTGAATGAGGCTCTCTAATTACATTCTTACTCACATCATATTCTAATATTTTACCTCTACTAGTTAGTATATAACCATGAGGAGAAGAGTCAGTATCATTACGTTCATCAACTACGATAGAAACTAGCTCACCGGTATTTGGATTACCAATACCGAGTGGACCAAATACATCTAAAGAAGTAACTTCATCAATAAAATTAAAATCTAAATCAAATATCTTTAGACTATGATGTCCATTATCAAGTACATAAACTCTATTATCGTGAACAGAAAGACAACTCGGACTACTAAGTTTATTTTTTGTTTGAGAGGAGCCTTGACCACCGATCATTTTTAACAAATACCTACCGGGATGATTACTATCATCTTTCCCAGTTCTTCTTAAAGCTGGATCGTTAGTTAATAGACCAGATATATCAAATTTAAATACAGTATTTAATTCCTTATCTAAAACAAATAATAAATTATCAACTATATCTACACTAACGACATCTCTAAACTTAAACGTTTTATTAAATTCTACAAAATTACCAGAAAGTAATGTATTAGATAAACTCAATGTAGTCGTACTTTCAAACACAATTGATTGATCAGGACTATAATTAAAATATAAAAAATAATCATTACTACTATCATTACTATAAGATTTCTTAGCAATATATGTCTCCTTTGTACTAGATAATAATTGTGTACTAGTCCCAGTTACTGGTAAAGTTGTAATTGAACAAAGTTCAGGAGTAAATGTACTATCAAATGACCAATATCCAAGATCGCCAGTAGTAGGAGACGTTTTAGTAGTTATTTCTGCGTTTGCAATAAGAAATAAATAATTACTATATAACTTACGTATACTGTCATTATAGACGTCAGCAACTGCAAAATCATTATGACTAATTTTTATGTCTTGTAAAGAAAAAGGTAAACTAATATCAGGAGTTTTTAACTTATCTAAAACCCTATCTCTCTCATAACCGCCAACTGGAACCGCAGTTACTTCTTTATACAATGTATTAGCCATTATTAAATATTTAACAATTTTATCTTAATTTAACAGATTGAAGTTACAAAGACATTTGTAAATATTTATAATGCCGCGGAAAAAAAGAAATACAAGTAAACATAAAATAACTCCAGACCTTATTTTAGATCTATATAAACATACAAAAACCATGACCGAACCGGAAAAAGAGAAAACAGTTGAAAAAATAAAAAGTCTAGTAAAATACATGGGTGACGAAATTAATATAGATTTACATGACATCAAAAATTAAATTATCTTGGGAAAGTATTGAACAAGATATATCCTTATTAGTAAAAAAAGCAAAAGATTTTCATCCTACATGCATTCTTGGCATTGCAAATGGTGGAATGATTCCAGCAGCTCTCTTAGCGAAAAAACTTAAAGTAGATAAATTACTATCATGTAATTTAAAATCTTATCAAGACGACGGACCTCGCAAAGGTACTCATAATATAAACGATGTAGTAAAGCAGATCTCCTTTCCTACACAAGATGAATTAATGAGAGAAAGAGTTCTAATAGTTGATGATCTCGTTGATACAGGATTAACTTTAAAAAAAGTGTTCGGTAATCTTGTTATATTTAATGATCAATATAATATAACTTGGGATTTCGCTACATTATATTATAAACCCAAGACAGCTTTCATGCCTGATTATACAGTAAGAGAATTTGACAACGATGATTGGATAGTTTTTCCTTGGGAAAATTAGGACTTCACTCTAATTGATCTAACTACAAAACCAGATTCTAAATTGGGCGAAACTCCACCGTCGGATACACTTTCTCCAAAATGTAAATAAAATAATTTATTAGTAAAATCTCCAAAATTAGGTACTGTAATTGTCTCATACCATGGACCTCGTCGGTTACCCCCACCGTCAACTGACCATCTATTATATTTTAATACTTGACTATCCCCGGTCAAGAAATTATGACACCCCAGAAACGTAGAATAATATTCTTGAGTAATTCCAAAAAACTCTACATAAAACTCTACAATGTCCTCAAAATTAACACTCCACTTTGCTGTACATTCTGCTTGATTAATAATATATGTTCCAAACTTAATCGAATTACCAACTTCAGGATATGCCTCAGCAGGCATTACAGCAAACCCAGATCCACCAGATAAATATGCACTACTTTGAGACGCTGTTGTATTATGTACTTTCATTGCTGCACTATTTAATGTAGTAGATCCTAGTGTAAAATTAGTAGTAACTACTCCATTTGTTAATTTAGCAGAGAGAGCACCAGTAGCTAAGCTAGTTGCTATATGACCAATAGCATTGCCTCCACCGGCGACCGGTGTTCCAAAATTAAATATAGAATTTACAGCTGTTACTTCAGCTGTACTAGTTATACCAAGTGGATAAATAAGATCACCAGAAGGTACTGTTTGTGCATTTATACCTACACCTGATAAAAACAATTGATCGGCTGCCTGACCACCAATAGTAAGATCACCAGCCGATACAGCAACATTACCAGAAATATTACCACCATGAATCTTATCTCCTTTTATGTCGTCATCTAATATATTTACATTACCATATGGTATACCTGAATTAACTGCAACCCAAGAGCTAGCAGTTGATTGATTCTCCGATCCAGGGAGCTGAGCGGCAGTTAATATCATAACCGTACAAGCGCCCGAATCAACTGCAACTAGATTCCCGGCTGCATTATGATATCCAGATGCAGGAGCTACAGCAAAATCTCCTTTCATAGCATAACCACCTGCCGAAGCTTCTATTAGTCTTGTATGGAAACTATCTTGTAAAGCGCCACCACTAACAAACACAGTAGCACCTACCGAGCGACCACCATTAGTTGTACCATCATTTCCATCTGTACCAATAACTACTCTAAAAGCATCCGTAGAATACCCTAATTCACCTTCACATAACGGAGTAGTTTTTCTGTCAGTATCAGTACCTCGCCGAAGAAATAACCTAGCCTTCTTTACCTCTGCCATATAAAATATTTAATATCTAGACACCATTAATACAAGGGGTATAAATAATTACAATGAATAAAAACGAAACATATTACGCAATAGCTACACAACAAGGTAGCTCAGTGAAACTAGAAATTAGAGAAACTGTTAAAGGTAATATAGTAAAAAATTATAGATTTCCTGGTAAAATCGAAAACCAACCTGTTATATCTGGAGATACTGTTAACTTCACAATTAAGATAGGAGCTTATAGAAAAATGATTATTCAAAACATACGTACAGGAAAAAAAGTTGAAAGACAGATTCGATAGAATAAATACTTACGTTATGAATAACTTATTAAATTACTTAACAAAACCGCAGGTAGCAAGATCATACAGCTCTATGTTTGATCTTTTTAATACACTAGAAGAATCGTTTGTCGCGCCGGGAGCATCGTTTTCAAACGACAATATTCGTTTTAACGAGACTAAGGAAAGTTCACTTGTTGAAATTGATCTTCCTGGTGTACGGAAGGAAAACCTTAAAGTCACTTACAATGATGATACAGATGTAGCATATGTTGAGGCTAAACGAACCATTAATACAAAAACTGGCTCTAAAGAAGAAACATATACCCGATCATTCAGAATTGATGGTCATGACTTTAATACTGAACAACTAAAAGCAGAAATTACTGATGGAGTTTTGCGTATTAATGTTCCGAGAATGGAGCGCAAAGAACAGAAAGTAATTAATGTTGAAGTTGCTTAAAACTTCATCTCATACAACAACACTAACTGGTGGGCCCTAGCTCACCAGTTTTCTTTTCATGTTTGACCGGTATTGCTGCGGTCACTCCTTGATGATTAGTTTGCTTCTCGGCGACCTTTCTTACTTCATCTTTACTCTTCATTAGCTTAAGAGGTACATTCTTAAATGGGTGAGTGTGAGGATGTAATTCAATAAGATTATTATCTGCTTCAGTAATTGTTAAACAACCAGTGTCACCATCTTTCCAGGTACCAGCTTCTGATAGTGTAGCTTTAAATTTAAGACCGGTTACTAATTTACCAAAACCAACAATCGGTTCTGTTTCTTGTATCTCAACAGGAGCAGTAATATGCTGAACACTTAACTCTCCTTCAACATGTAGACCTCCTCCGATAACAACATTCTGATTGACACCTAAATTACCATCTACTAATACCTGTCTATTGTTCTTATTACGTAAAGTTAACATCTCAGCAGCAATATTAACTCTCTTAGATGACATATTAATTTCATATTCAGAACTTAAATTAACTTGCTGACCAGCTATATTAGTAATCGTACCTCCAATATCAATACCACCAGTTGACCTAAGGCTAACACCACCACTACCAACTAATACATTCCATTTATTACTAATGTTTTGTGTAAAGTCACCTCCAGGGAAATCATCAGCATGCACATATTCTATAAGCGCAGATTCTTTCTTTGTAGTAGCAACACCTTTTGCAAATACTCGTACTTCATAATTTTCTATTTTACCAACTTCATCTATACGAGTAGACGGGAGATCGTTATTTATTAAACCAATATTTTCTACTTTATGTTTAGTAATGTTTATAATCTCACTCCCACCTAAGCCTAATTTCTTTTCTATATTAATTAATTCATCTAACTTTAAACGAAGATTAGTTATAACCTTATCTTCTTTAGTTTCTGCATCCCATGTACCATTATAACTGGAAGGACTATCTCCAGTTCCACCACATACAGGACAAGACCCGCTCCCTAAAAAATCTCCAGGACCACCAAGAGTCTTTGGAAAGATTAATTTGCTATTCCATTCACCAGTAGTATCAGAGTTAATAGATAGAGAACTAGTAGCATGAGTAAACGTACTAACTGTAGACAAATAATTATGATCTTGTCCTACTTCGGTAAATGTATATGAATTTTCCCATATCTTATCTCTAGTAGTGCTCTCAGAGCATAGAGGACAAGGACCAACCTTACCGGATTTAGTTTGATCTCCGCTTGTCTTTTTAATGATACCAACTAAATCCTCGATCTTGTCAGCTCTTTTAATTTCAAATAATTGCTTTGCATCAAAATAAGTCTCTAAAAGAGATCTCCATTCCTTTTGATAATCATCTCTTAGATTTCCAATCTTCCTATAATAATCTCCATTTATAATTTGGTCAAAATCTCTACCTACATAATCATTTTTAGTACCATTAATTGTAAAAAACTCATCACCCTGTACTAATTTCTGATTATTATGCGTAGCAAATTCAATATTAACATCATTATTAAACTCTTTAAATGATCCTGAATAATGAGTTAGTTTTAATATCTCTCTATTATCAGTACTAACAATTTCTATAGTACCTCCTTTTTGATTTATAACATATTTGTTTCTATAAGTCTCAGTATTATGATTATAATTAGGATCTAAATCTTGTGATTTGTTTTCATATGTACCAGGATAATCTAAACCATCAGAAGTAAAATTATTAAAAATAGACTTCCATTCATCTGTACCATGTGTAGCTGCAAAGTAAATAGGGTTATTAGGATCACCTTCAGCGAAGAATACCCATACATGAGCACCTACGTTAGGAATACTAAAGCTACCTTTAGCACTATTTGAATATGACGTGGGTACATAATTATACGCAAACTTATTTAAATTATTAAATTTAACTTCGTCTTTATCAGTAAATGCATCTGATACTTTTAATTTATGTACTTCATATTTATGAGCAGGCTTTTCACCTATACCGTCATCATTAAGTTGATATTTTAATTCCCCGACTGCTTCATCGTCATCAGATGGATATATACTTGTAGCTTTATTTGAATCTGATATAGTAGCTTTTTGTTCATATGCGTTATATCTACCAGGAGCAATGCTTCCTATAATAGGAGCAGCACAGTCTGCCCATGGTATAATCTTTTTAAGGTCTTCTACAATATCTGTAATGTCACTATTAATATTCCTGCCAATAAATTTAAAAGACTTATCCTCATTTGTTTCTTCCCAATTTGGATATACTGTAGGAGAGATATGAGGTATCCATACTTTAATTTTACCACCTTTATCAGGATCATTATTTTGTATAACTATACCTAAATAGTTTCCAAAATATTGTTTCTTTGGATTTAACTTAGAATCGGGATTTGCATTTACGTATATACTCATGCGTTTAAAAATTTTAACATACTTATTGTCCCTTTCTGTATATCATCTTCTATAGCAGCTAAAGCTTTCGTATTAGCATCACTAAACGTACTACCTAAAATAGTTTTTGATCCGTTTGAATGATGCCATGCTACCGGGAATTTTTCGCGCTTTTCACTTATACTAAACTCCCAACTAATTTGTGCTTTCTTCTGCCCTGTAATAGAGTCCTTATTATAAGATAAAGATCTAGCAGTTAACTGTAATAATTGATCACCTTCATTTAATGTATCTACTATTCTTTTTCTTTCCGGAGCATGTTTTTCCATTTCATCTACTCCTTTACTAGCAGCTTCAGTCATAGATTTTATTAGGTGAGGAGTAGCAACCATCATAGTACTTTCAACATTACTATCATTATGAAACGCACCATCATTTTGAAAACTTTCTATTCTTGCAACATAATGCGAAAATGAAGCCCACCGTTTAGCAGCTACATCTTCGTTAGTGTCTGAATCTAAATACGCTGGTAATGGCTTTTCACTACTAGGTTTACTTTGAGCTACCATTTCTTCATCAACCACTGAATTTAATTCAGCAGTACGATTTGTAGCAAGTGCTTCTTTTGCGCCAGGTTGAGCCTTTAGATCTCTTACCATTTTATTATCAAGACCGGTTTTTGGAGTTGATCTTATATCACTTGTAATACCTGTCCCGGACGTTGTAATTTCAGTTGATGGTAATGTAGTTTCAGTCTCAATAATTTTATTCTGACTCTTTCTTTTTTCTATAAATCCTTTTACTTTATTATTAAAATCCTGAACTTCAGCAACACTGGCAGGAGCTGACCCTGGACAGATGTCTTTAATTTTTCCTCGAATACGTTGCTTAAATAAACTAACTTGATGAACTTTAAATTTTTTATATGCTAACTTTCTAAATTCTGCATCAATTTTAAATTCTAATTTGTTACGAAAATTCCCAAGTATACCATTTATTCTATCTTCAAAATTTAATAAAAAATCTATTTCAGGTATTTTATTCATCAGATCTCTAATCTGAGTATTAATACATCCTAAAATTTGTTGCTGTAATTGCATAGTTAAATCTGCAGCTTGACCTTTTACAAACTCTTTTGCGGCGTTTCCAAGACCTCCAACACCTGCGCCTTGGCTTAAATCAATTCCAGTAAATTTTTCTAATGTTTCATTGATGACTTGTTTAGGTGAAGCGTTTAACCCTGCTTTATAGGCATCACCAACTTGTTTTATTTGAGCTGGAGTAATAGTATCCACAATATCTATTGCAGATTGCTTTTGATCTTCTACTAAAGTATCAAAGCTAAAAGCCATATAATTATTTATTACTTGATCTTTAGAGTAAAGGCTCTATAATAGTGTGTATGATAAAAGTCTCACATGAGTCTCCTATTACTCTTCTTCCAGAGTCAATATTATATAATGATTATCAATATTGCTTAGTGCACTTAATGGAAGAAGAACCAGAATATAAAGATTGGTTCCTAGGAAAATACAGAGCAACAAGACCGGATGGGGAAATTTTATTAGATAATTCTATTTTTGAGCTTAAAGAAGCCTTTGATTCAGACAAATATGCACAGTGGTGTGAGAGAATAAATCCAAATTATTACATTGTACCTGATGTATTAGAATCAGCAGACGGTACTATGGAGAATTTTAAAGCGTTTACAGATGCTTATAAGAAGTTACCGGGTGCGAAAATAGGAGCTGTTCAAGGTAAAACATGGACGGATGTCGTTGATTGCTATAGGTTTATGTCAGCTCATGCTGACTATATTGCTATTAGTTTTGATTTTAGTATGTATAATGTAACGGGGTTTAGCCGATTAATTGATAATGAAAAACTCATGAGACAAACTACCGGGAGACAAAATCTCGTGAAAAGACTTATTGATGAGGGATGGTGGGATTGGGATAAACCACACCACTTATTAGGTGCCTCGCTTGCCCGAGAATTTAAATGGTATGTGAATAATAATGTTTATAATATTAGAAGTCTTGATACATCTAATCCTGTAGTTGCAGGTTTATTGGGATATCAATATAATGGTAATTTTGGTCTAAGTCATAAGCCTAGTCAATTATTAGCAGATCTTATCCATGCTGATCCTGATGAAGATGCAAAAGAAATTATTAGATACAATACTAAAGCATTTAAAAGTATTATTGGACGATGAAGTGGGTAGCATTTTTTAGTCAGACTGGTTCTGAAATAGTTAACATATCTAGAGCTATTGACAGATGGCCTGATCTTATTGTAACTAACAAACAAAACGATAAAACTACTCATGTTGAACTTGTACGACGAGTAAGATTACACCATACTAAATTACTCACACTACCAAATTGGCCTAAAGAAATAGATTATACTAGAGCTGCAGATCAACTAAACTATTCTATCTTAAATGAAGATTGGAAAGAAAATGTATTTGTTACTCTACATGGATATCTAAGAATACTACCTCCTCACTTTACTAAATCATCTAATATCTTTAACGGCCATCCTGGATTAATTACAAAGCATCCAGAACTCAAAGGTCTCGATCCTCAAAAAAAGGCCTGGAGTGAAAACCATATTAGAATAGGCTGTGTAATACATAAAGTAATACCGGAATTAGATTCAGGAGAAGTTGTAGCTGAGAAAATGATACATAACAACTTCGAGACATTTATTGATATGTTAGATGCACTACACGTTGCATCCTCAGAATTATGGATAAATTTTTTAAATGAAAGATTACGATACAATTAAAGCGGAAGTCGAGCAGGACTATCCTGAGACATGTGCAATGTTAAAGAGCTTGCTTGAAGAGGAATATAAACTATTCATTAACAAACAACACGACTATGGTCCTGGTAATATTTCAGTAGGGCAAGACTTATCGAAACCTGATGGTCAACATGTTGCTAAAACAGGACTAGTGTTCCGTATTCATGATAAAATACAGAGACTAATTAATCTCGTCATTGTGAAACGTAGTACTGATGCTGCTAATGAACCAATTATCGATGCATGGAAAGATTCAAGTTTATATTGCAAAATTGCTCAGATAGTCGATAATGGTTCTTGGGGTAAATAATGTTAATATCGTTTACAGGAGCTCAATCTTCAGGTAAAACTACGTCACTCAATCATTGGAATGATTGTAGGAATCATTGGAATGTAGTTCCTGAAGTTACTCGTAAACTAAAAAGACAAGGATTTGAGATAAATGATGATAGTGGTAACTACATCGATACTCAAATCGCAATATTAACTGATCATCTAAATAATATCTTTTCATATACTAATACAGATATGGATACTATTTTAGATAGATGTATTGTAGATGGATTTATATACACGCGCTATTTCCGAATGGAAGGTAAAGTGGATGAGTTTACAGATAGGATGTTTACAAAAATGTTTAAAAGATATATTTCGAAATATGATTATATCTTTTATACTAGTCCATATGATGTAGCTTTAATTAACGACGGTGAAAGATCTATGAGTGAAAGTTTTCGCAATAGGATTATTAAGCTATACGAAGATCTAATTTTAAATAAGTATCCAAACGTTTTTGTACTTGAAGGGAGTGTCGAGACACGCTATAATAAGATGGTAGAGATAATGTATCATGAGTAAACTTGATAATAAAAACGTAAGCAAGCATCTAGGTAAAACTAGTAAATATAAATCCGAATATGATGAGAAGCTCTTAGTAAGAGAGCCTAGATCTAGCAATCGTAAGCATCTTAAAATTAAAGATAAAGATTTACCATTTGTAGGATATGATGTCTGGAACGGATACGAAGTTTCAGGATTAATGAAGAATGGGCTACCTGTTAACGCTGTCGCTAAAGTAGTGTATCCTTGTGATAGTAAATATATTGTCGAATCTAAATCTATGAAATTATATTGGAATAGTTTCAATATGACGAAATTTGGCGAAACCATAGAAGATGTTGTAAGCAGTATTGAATATCACGCTACAACTGATCTTAGTAAACTATTACAGACAGAAGTTAAAGTTAAATTATTCGCATGTGATACAGATTTGACAAGAGTATCTAATCCATTCTTAGAATCATATGATGGTGTACCAAATTCATTAGCAATAATTCCAACTAAGAAATATGTACGGTTGGAACATTTTGTAAAGTCTGAAATTAATATTACTAAGTATAAAGAAGACCCGGCTATATTTGATACTAAATATACCTCTATGGCAGAGCCTAATAATCTAAATGTAATGTCTTCGTTACTTAAAAGTAACTGTCGTGTTACATCTCAGCCAGATTGGGGAGATGTATTTATTCATATAGAAGGACATTGGTTACCTGGAATAAAAGAACTGCTTGAATATATTGTTTCGTTTAGAGACGAAAAT